TGGTTAGTTGCATATCTAATTTCACGCTGGTATCCTTTTTCTTCATCAAACCAAAGCAAAGGCTTTTTAGCCGAATGCACTGCTGGTAGCGTGAATACTAAAGGCTTTTTACGACCGGTTAATTCATATAAGCGGTCTTTGTATTCCCAGGTGGGTTTTTTTGGCAGTGGAGGGGTAACCTTTGTATTTTCAAATGATACTTGAGGTGTCTCTACTGTAGTTTCTTTTTTAACCGGAGCTGCTTTTGCTGCGGGTTTTTTAGCTGTTGCCATGATATAATAAGATTAAATAGATAAAAGAATAATGCCCCCGGCCGAAGCCGAGGACAATATTATAAACTTACTTCAATAATACGAAGTTGTTTGCAGCTTGTACACAAAGTGCACGCTCAGACAAGAAGTGTACATTCATCTCATCAACTGCGCTAGTGTAGTTACCACCAACTGAACCAGTTACCCAAGACTTCATGCGGCGATCTTCAGCTTCGTTAGCACGGTAACGGATATGCAAGAATGGACGAGAAATGTTCGTACCTAATTGCTCATCGTATACAGTAGAAGTACCAGCAGGAACAAGAACACCTTCGATATCGCCGATAGAACCGCGAGTAGTTGAGTCGTTCAAGTATTTCCAGTCAGTCTTGTAGAAGTCGTAAGAACCGCGACGGAATCCAGAGAATCCTAAGTTCAACGCCATATCTTCTTCGTTGTTGAATACACCGTAAGATGTACCACCAGCCGTAAGAGTTTTGAGCAGCAAGCATGTTGTCCATACCTAAAGAAGTTGAACGATCCAAGAACAACATGTTCTCTTCAATAGCACCTTGCTTATCAAGTTCAGCCAAGATTTCGTCAAATTGAGCGAGACCGTTAGCACCGCCAAAGTCAGTAGAGTTGTAAACCAAACCGCGAGACTCGATAGCTTCGAACATACCTTCAGAACCTGTAACACCTGTGGCGATAGTCGCTACACCTGCTTTTTCAGTTTCAACCATGCTCATTTCCAAGTAGTCTTCGAAACGTAGACGAGCTTCGTGCTCAGACTTCAAGTACCATAAGTAACCGCCAGTTCCAGCTTCAGTAGTAACTTCAACCCAACCGATCTGAGCTACGTCAGAACCGTTAACGTTGTACTTATCACGTAAGATGATAGGCTTGTTCTCGAAAGTTGTGAAAGAAGCGTCGAATGAGTTACCTACATCACCTGATCCTTTTGCATACTCAGAACCGAATACGAAAATGTTGATTGAGCCGTCAGACTTGTTTCTCAAAGCTGTTGGAAGAACAGCACTTGTTTCACCGTATACTTTGATATTTACTACCTGAGTAGAAGTATCGCCAGCACCGCTAGTGAAAGTTCCCATGCTATCTACGCGAGCTTTTGCAGTAACAGTACCGTTAGAGATAACCAAAGTTTGACCTACACCGATAAGCGAAGTGTCAGTTCCAGTTGGAAGACCTGTAAGGGTGATGGCCGAGCCGCCGGAATTTGAGTTAACGCCATCGTATGCGATGTGCAAACGGCCTTGTTCTGACCATACAACACGGTCAGATGCCATTGGCATTTCAGCACCAACCATACGTAGGAATCCGCCTACAGTACGCTTTCCGTAGCGCTCTACTTCCTTTTCGTAAACTTCAGGAAGAAATTGTTGTGTAAAGTCCATGTCAGCCACAGACAAGTAATTGTCCCCAAACAATCCTTTAACAGGACGTGGAGTAAGATGCTGTAGTGCAGCACCAGTGTTTGCTAAAGCCATTTTTTATTATTTTTAAATGGATTATTATTTCTTAAACTTAACCTTAAGCTTAGAAGTGCTTTGCCCACTGTCAACTGCGCGTATTTTCCACCCGTTAGATGCCGTTACTTCTTCATGAACCCCTCTCGGATTCATATTAACGTTCTTTGTGCGTGCCATACTATCCTTCACTGCATCGGCTTTGCCTTGCTCGTAGAAGTGTTGTGCAACTTGATCAGCATTCATAGCCGTGAACAGCGATTTATGATAACCCTTGGCGTCTTTCATTTCCCCCTTTTCATTCAAGAACTTCTTGATAAAGTTGTTAATGTCACCCTGAGTTTCTTTAACCTGACCAGTATCGTTAACTTTAAAGCGGTACTTCTTGTCTCCAACGTTATAATCGAAACCTTCGAATTTTTCGTTAAACACTTTCGCACTTTCTTGTTTAAACCTACTGGTTTGTCGTTCAGCAACTTTCGCAGCTTCTTCACTCTCTTTATTATAACGGTTAAAAAACTCAACCGCTTTTTGTTGTTCCGGATTCAATTTTGAACCCATCTTAATTTCATCGTAGTACTTAGACTTTAAACCGTCTAAGTGGTTTTTTGCTTTTGCTAATGCCTCTTTACGCTCTAATTTCTTTAAACGTATTTCGCGCTCGTCATCAAGTTCTTCATCGTAAGAAAACTTATCGCTTAATAAAAAGTCGATGTCCTCTCTGTCGTAAGAAGTATATACTGCTTCATAGTACTCGCGAAGCAATTGGTCTTCGTTTAACGATGCGTAATCTGTATTAAGGCGGACGTAGTCTTCTAAAGAACCGCCCGTTTCATTCATAAAGTCTACACTTTTTGAATGTTTTCAGGTAGCTCTACACCTGTCACGGCTGATTCAGCAATTGCTTCCGCAACCTCTTCTTGTAACTCATCTGTTACTTCTTCAACCTCTTCTTCTGTAATTTCCTGTAATACAGGTTGTTGCTCTACTGGTTCTTCAACCGAGGCTTCTTCTCCGGCAGGTTCTTCAGCTGGCTGCTCGAGGTTTTCTGCTGGTACTTCTTCGCTAACTGCGGGTTCGTCGCGTACAGGAACCTCATCTGTGCTTTGCTCTTGAACGGCATTTTGTCGTAAGTCTAGTTTGATAGTTCCATCATCATCGACGGATGCTATCGGGTTAGTTTCTTCACTCATGATAAGATATTATAAAATTGTTATTACTATAATTACCTAGGTTCAAAGGTACCTAAGCCGAACCCACTCCCAAGTATATCGTTTCCAGAGGATTCGAAGTTTTTAGGCGGTGAGTCATTTTTTCTTTGATCGATCAACTCACTTTGCTGAGTTGCTTGTAATTTTGTTCTTTCGTCTTTGCGGTCTTCTTTCTGCTGCTCTTTTGATTTCTGGCCTTCAGCCTCAAGCCCTTTAAGCTGCATGTTGTATTGGAACTCCAAGGCCATAAGCTCTTTCTTAGCTTCAACTTCACTTTGCATTTTCTGTTGCTCAAACTGCGCTTTCATTTGTTCAAGCTGTGCTTTTGTTTGGAACAACGCTTGGTCTTTTTGTACCTCAGCTTGTGCTGCAACCTGTTGTGCCTGTGCATTTGCTTGCGCCTGTGCTTGTATGTTTTCTTGCTGCATTTGTTGGTCACGCTCAAGCTTCTTCCTGCGGCGCAGCTTCAACAACTGGTTAGCTAACTTAAGGTTTTTAACCTCACGAATATCAATAGCATCCTCAAGGTCAATCAACCCCGCGGACAGTGCTGTTTGAATATTGTTTTCTAACATCCCTTTCTCTTCGTCGTCTGGCGACAACTCTAGCATAATACCAAAGTCGTAAAGGTGCAATTCAGTAAGCTCGCTTAACGTAGCTACATTGAATCCACCAATCTTTTGTATAAACGCATCACGCGACGGGCTGTACTCTAGTATATCAGATATTCTAAGTGACAATCCTTCTGCTACGTCAGCTGTTAAGAACAACCCAGCATCCAGTATGTGGCGTGTAGCTGTGTTTGAATTTGCCGCCGCAAGTTTCTGTACGCCAACCAATGCTCTTGCATCAGGTGATGAACCGTCACGAGCTTCATTAAGACCCGTAACGTCACGAATCATCTGCAAGTAATAGTTATACGTCTGTATTAAAGTTTGTAGCTTCTGACCGCCTGCACCCGTCTGTAACGGCTGAATAGGCACTTTACCAGGGTTCATATCACCCTCTTGTGTAAATGACCTACCAATAACAGAACCCGTTTGGAAGAACATGTTTAATGCTTCTTGCGGGTTGTAGTTTGTACCGTTACCTAAATCAATTTCA